TCTTGCTTGGGCTATTAGTATTGGCTGTAGTATCACAATGGCCCTTACAGTCCCTACGCCACCTCTCATTATTCTTTACCCTATTTGGATCACTGGTTGCGCTATGTACGGTTGGGCTGCTTACACTAGGAAATCATTTGGCATGTTGGCTAACTACCTCTTGCTAACAACAATTGACACTATCGGACTTATAAGGATGTTAATACAATGAGAATAACAATAGATACATCTCCTTACGTTGGAGCAAGATATAGCGGCATGGAACGAGTGTTTGAAATTACAGCATTGCCTGTTGTTGATAATGATCAATGGGTAGAGTATTTCAATGAAAACACCAAGCAGACGTACAGTTGCAGACTAGAAGCATTTTTGGCAAGATTTAATCCATTACCTAAGTGATAGATTACCAAAGGCGTTGTATTATTAATACGATACCTTTATAATTAAATTGTTAGATGTGTTAAAAGTAAGTTATCTGAAAATAAACGCACTAACAATTAGATAGAACACCGCAAACATAGGTTTGTTTTTGCGCTTAGTATATCAGGAGATTAGAATGACAACAACTACAAGTGCGACTACAGCACCAGCACCTACATTTGCAAACTTTAGACAAGTAAAGCAAAAGACATACAATAAAAAGCAAGCCATTACAACGTTTGTAAACAAGTACAAACACAAATTTGAAATGAAGGACGATGCAATCGACCTTCGAGAAATGGCAAAGAATTTCCCCAATGAGATTATTCCAGTACAAGATGTGCATGATGCACTACTGACAGTACTAGGACCTAAGTATACAATTCAATCAGCGCCTTATGACCCAAGTGGTGGCGGCTATTGGGTGTTTGGCGCAGTTCGCCCAAAGATTTATTTTAACTTCCTAGAGTGGAAAGATTTGTTTGTGTGGCCAATCTTTCAAAGAGACATTGCTCCAACACACGTAGGTAAAATTTACGTTGACTTTGATCACACATCTGTTATCGTTCCTTGTATTATTAAACTAACCCTTAAAACAGGCGAAGTGATCCATGCAGTTTGGGACGGACATCACACTATTCAAGTTTCGAAACTAAAAGGTTACACAAAGTTCCCAGCATGGATCGTTGATGTTGATCAATTTACTGCTGAAGAAATTACATCAAACGGAATGTTTGAAGACACCGACGAAGGAAGAATCTTATTTGGTTGCTTTATTGCAGGCCTTAACATGCGTCGTATTAACGGACTGAACAAGCGTCCATTGAGCCCATATGATGATTTCTTAATCGGATGGGAAACTAAAGATGTTACCTTTGTTAGCATGATGAACATCCTAACTAAGAACGGATGCGTGGTTAAGCGCCATGCAACATGCGCTGGCGCATTTACACAGATTAAGTCTGGCATTGAGTGTTACGATCTTGCAGACACATACGGTAACAAAGGCATCTTCTGGGATCGAGCATTACACTTTAATCGTAACTACTGGAGAATGAGTCACTTGGTTCTGGAAATTTTCCGTCCAATGTCTTACTTGTATCATGCAGCAGCATTGCAGGGTATTGCACTTCCTCAGCAGTTCGATGAAGAACTTGCTGCACTTCTTATTGACCGATGGGGCGATGCTGAAAGCATTCAAGAAGGCATAAAGATTAGTTACTGGAATTCCTATCAAAACAAACAAATATCCGGAGCACTTCCTGAACACGATAAGTTCCGTGTTCTAAACGGTATTATCAACTACTACAATCAAAGCAAGGGTAAAGTTATTACTCGTAAAGATGGCAGTACTGTAACTATTACCGGGATTATGCTTCCTCTTCCAACTTGCCAGTGGGTAGTGTAATATGAGTTCTTGGAAATTGTTTTACATTTTCCAAGATCCAATGGGTGCTCCTGATTCTAAGATTGGAATTACAGGACACCCTGAGGTACGTCTTGGAGTTTATCAAAACAGCTACAGCCGTAATAGCCATGTAGCATGTTTCAATGTTGTTTACTATGGTCCAACTAGTGCTGTTACTAACTTAGAAAAAGAAGTTAAGAAACACTTTAATTGGGACATTGAACGAGATGGTCGTGGGCATAGTGAGTGGATCAGTAACTTAACTGCTAGCGACATCGAAAAACAAATTGATTCGATTATTGATGGATTTAACTTTAAGGTCACTAAGTCAACTGTATGTTTGCCGTTAACAGTTGATAACATGCCAGAATTTTTAAACACAAATAACCTAGAACCTTAAATAACTCATGCGTATTTTAATTACCGGCCATGAAGGATTTATTGGCCGCAACATGTTAGCATGGTGTCACCAAGAAGAAAATTGGCATGTAGACGGATGGGAATGGAATCCTAACGAATTACCTGACGTAGCAAACTATGATTGGGTAATTCACTTAGGTGCAATTGCTGACATGACATCTACAGATGTTGATGCAATCATGAAACAAAACTACGAGTTTAGCCAATGGTTGTTTAACGAATGTAACAAGCACGGTGTTAACTTACAGTATGCTAGTAGCAGCAGCGTCTACGGTAACACTAAAGACTTTAGCGAGTATGCCGAGTGTCATCCGCAGACACCATATGCTTGGTCGAAGTATTTGTTTGATCGTTGGGTCTTTCAACAAGACTTGCACATAATGGTACAAGGATTCCGTTACTTTAATGTATACGGAAAATGGATGCACTTGCGTGGCCGCAGGGCTAATGCTATTCACAAGTGGCGCACACAAGCTCGTAAAGAAGGCAAGATCACTGTATGGGAAAATGCTGAACACATTAAACGTGACTGGACTTGGGTCGGCGATGTATGTAGACTGCACATTGACTTTATTAAACAAGTACACGGCTCAGGCATTTGGAATTGTGGTGCAGGTATTCCGCACAGCTTCTTAGACATTGCAGAAGAGATTGCAGAACAAGAAGGTGTACCTATTGAGTTTGAGCCTGTACCAGCAACTGAGCTAACTAGATTTAGAAACAAGACTTGTGCTGACCTAAAGCACTTAAAAGAAACAATCGGTAAGCGACAATGGCTTAACGTATTTGAATGGTTGAATCAATGACAAACATTATATGGACAGGCGGCGAACACGAACTAGGATCTAAGTGTGTAGTAGGATTAGATAGAGACGGTGTGATCAATGTAGACTTGGGCACATATGTTACCCATCCTGACAACTTTACACCTATTCCTGGAAGTCTAGAAGCTATGGCTGAACTTAGACTAAAGGGCTATAAGATTGCAGTTATCACAGACCAGGGCGGTATCGAGAAAGGTGTAATGTCTATGGAGGATGTAGACAAGGTACACGACCGTATGTTTGAGCTACTAGGGCAAGCAGGGTGTTTATCTATTGATGCGCTGTATTACTCTGCAAGCAGCCGCAAAGAAGATCCTTTTGCAAAACCCAACACAGGAATGTTTAAGCGTTGCGAAAAAGAACACCCGCACATTAAGTTTAAAGAAGGTTACTACGTAGGTGACAAGATCAAGGACTTAAAAGCAGCAGTTAATATGGGTGCAAAGCCTGTATTAGTTCGCACAGGCTACGGACTAGAAACAGAAAAAGAGCTTGAAAAGTTTACATATCGTGCTTTAAAGAGCAAAACAATAGTATTTGACACACTAGCGGACTTTATAAAAACACTGCCATAAAATCAATAAATAACGTAATATCCACCTGGAACACTATTATGAGATTTAATGATTTTAAAGTCCTAACAGAAGCACAATTTAATAGCAAACAAGAAGTCATCGACCACTTTGTTAAGCAAGGTAAGTCAGCAGCAGCTGGCGCATCTGCTTGGGAACGTGGTTGGAGAGGCTCTGCACCTAAAAAGAAAAAAGAACTTAAACCAGCACCGCGTAGCTATCATGACGACTTAGATGATAAGCGTTATGGTGAAACTAACGAGGACAGTGATCCTTGTTGGGATACTCATAAGCAAATTGGCATGAAGAAAAAGGGCGGCAAGCAAGTTCCAAGATGTGTACCTAAAGAAGGTATGGACGAAGATTGGCAATCAGTTAATAAGAAAGACGACACTGATGGAATGAGTCCAAAAGCTGTTAAAGCATATCGCAGAGAGAATCCAGGTAGCAAGCTAAAGACAGCAGTAACTAAGAAGCCAAGCGAATTAAAGGCAGATAGCAAAGATGCTAAACGCCGTAAGAGTTTCTGTGCTCGTATGTCGGGCAACAAGGGCCCAATGAAAGACGAAAAGGGTCGTCCAACACCTAAGGCAAAAGCACTAAGTCGTTGGAACTGTGAAAGTGTAGAAGACTTAGATCAAATGCTAGAAGAAGCAGCATTAGGTACAAGTCCTAAGCGTGCAGCTCGTCCAGGTAGCAGACCAGAAAGAGGGCACAGAGCAGAGCCTCGTTACAAAACAGATTACTGCGATGCATGTGATCGTCCTAAGTCACAATGCGTTTGTGATACAGTTGAAGAATCTGGCAAAGCAGCACGTTCACTATGTGTAAGTTCTAAGCCAGATAGCGAACTAGGAGCAAGTCAACTATCAAGTTGCAAGGCACAGGGTCTACGTGCTCGTGATGGCGAAAAATCACACAAGGTTGGTAAGACCCGTGTTAAAGTAGGCGGACATAAAATTAAAGGTAAGAAGTACGGCGGACCTTTACCAGATTGGAGTTAAGATGCGTTTCTTAGAATTTAAAACAGTAATTAAAGAATCGATTAGCGTGCCTAGTGGCAGGGTCGGTACAGAGATTGCTGACATACAAAAAGTCTTGTTACAACTAGGATATAAACTACCTCAGCATGGTGTAGATGGTATTCGTGGTCCAGAGACGTCAGCAGCAGTAAAACAATTCCAAACAGATAACGGTTTACAAGTTGACGGCGACCCAGGTCCAGAGACTGTAGGAAAACTAAATCAAATTATTGTTGATAAGAAAATAAAGTTTAACAAGAGCACACCTGCAGATGTTAAGAGTGGCTCTGGACAAGCAAGACAGATTGACACATCGACAATTCAAGACCCTGACTTTAATGCTAAACTTGAAAAGGTTGCAAAGGCATTAGGTATCGAACGAGACACGTTGTTTAGAATTATCAAGTTTGAAACAGCAGGAACATTTAGCCCAACGTCACATGATCCGGATAATGTATCTATTGGATTAATCGGATTTACGGAACCGACTGCTCGTGCGTTAGGCACAAGCAAATCAGAGCTAGCTAAAATGACTGCTGTTCAGCAGTTAGACTATGTCTACAAGTTTTACAAGATGAACAACTTACGTCCTGGAAGCGATCTTGGTACAATGTATATGATTACATTTATGCCAGCATTTGCATATTCACCAGACAACATTGTCTTAGGTAAAGAAGGCGGCGGAACGTTAATGTTACCTAATGGTAGGTCTTCAGGTTTAAGTATGCACTTAGTATGGTATCAAAACCCAGCCTTTGGCAGAAGTAAAGGAAAAAATTCATTCACAGTCGGTGACGTAAAAAATACCATCAACCGTAGGCGCTAATAAATATTTGCATGAATTTAGTCGGTAACTTATTAATCGCGCCGCCTGCGGTCAAAGGCAACTTTTGGTACAAGACAGTAATTATGGTTACTGAACATCATGACGAAGGCAGTGTTGGCCTAGTGCTTAACAAACGAAGTCAGATGAGTCTAGCAGAGTTTGGAGAACAACTAGGATTTGATATTGCACTTCCGGGATATGTTTATCTAGGTGGTCCAGTAAACGTAAAGAGTCTAAGTCTGTTACACACTAACGAATGGACTAGCAAAAACACTATGCAAATTAGTGATACCCTTAGCATTAGTTCTGCAGAAGACATTCTTCCTAGATTTGCAATGGGTGATACTCCTAAGCAATGGAGAATGTTTGTAGGAATGTGCGGCTGGGCAGACGGGCAGCTAGAAGGCGAAATAGAAGGTACTTCGCCCTGGAAGCAAGAGTCTAGTTGGTGCATAGCAACTCCGGATTTAAATTTGGTTTTTGGTTCTGATACTAAAGATCAATGGAATTCAGCAATAGACCGCTCAGGTTTAGAGTTTGCTCAAAAAATTCTTGCATAAATAAAATTTTGAGTGTATAATAACACTTCTTTGGTTGGGTCTGTAACGCAACGTAGAG